TGCTCTTCTTCAGCGACACCTCGCGTTCGCCCGGCGAGACGAAGCGCGACCTGCTGGCGCTGGCCGAGAAGTGCCAAGACCTTGCGGAAACCATAGACGCGGAGGAGGCTGACGACTGAAGCCGAACTGAGCTATCGCCAAACCTCGCAAGCTCTGCATGTACCGCAAACCATCCCCAAAGCGCCAGGCCGCCCACGTACGCAAGCTCGAATCCTTGCGCCGTGGACGCGACCGAGCGAACGCGAACAAGCCCGCGCGGCTGTACCCGCCGACGCTGCCTGACTTGCGCCGCGTGGTGACGGTGACGGACTTCGACGGCCCGGAGCCGGTGACGCACACGCTTGAGATGCGGCGGACGAAGCGCGTGGACGTGTACGAAGTGCTGGCCGATGGCAAGCCGTGGAAGGTCTGCGGCTGGACGACGGCGCTTGAGGGGTTGCGCAAGAGCTATCAGCGTGTTCTGTCGCCGCGTAGCGACTTTTGGGAGTGACGATGATCGACCTGATAAAGCGGCTGCGCTGCCCAAACGCCAGCGCTGCCGACTTGTGCGACCTGGCCGACGACGCCGCAGACGCCATTGAGCGCCTGACAGCCGAGCGCGATTCAGCCCGGCGTGACGGCATGAGCGCAGCGGCAAGCATCCTCGAAGCTGAGCACGAGAAGCGCTCGCATCTGGACAACCATGCAGCCTACTACGCGCGCATGATTCGGGAGCACATCGGGCGATGAGCAAGTATCTGAGCACTGCCATAGGTTCCCCAAGGGTGATAGCGCCTGACTGGCTATCTGCCCCGGCCCGCCTCCCGATGCTCTCCGGTAGGTCAGCCGCCGCATGACGGTAGCGATTCATCGAAGGCGCGTTTGTCTCACCTCGGCCGCGCCATCTTCCCCGGTCCCTCGCACACAGGCCGGACGGCGCGCAGCGGGGTGGACGCTGGCCGGTCTTTGCGCAGTGTGCCCCGATGCAAGGGCGTGCTCGCTGTGCCACACCGCGCGCCTGCTGGCGACCGGAAGGCGAAGGCCCGAGGCTTCAGCCCATCCGTGCTTGGCGGCGGTCGACGAAGTTCGTCTACGGATGAACCGAAGGCATCGGGCCTTCAGGGTGAACTTTACAACAGCCGCCAAGCAGTAGCACCACTAGTTTAAACCCGCGCTGTACGCGCGTCCAGTGCTTTGCGTGGTATTGGCGCGCGAGGTGTCAAGGAATCCTTGACAGCTCATTCCCTCCTATTCGGCCAGCTATTCACCCAGCCATTCAGCGCCGCTTGCGCAGGAACGTCAGCCAGTCCGCCGCCGCTTCCACGCACCAGAACGGCTTGACCACCTCGGCGGGCTTTGCGTCCGGCTGGATCACCAGCGCCACAGACGGCGCGAGGCGCTTCGGCCTGAAGCGGTGTTCCTTCGCGTACTCATCCATGACCTTGTAGCCCGACACGCGGAAGAACCAGTGAACGTCACCCTCCAGGCTCGGCTCGATGCGGGCCTCGTCTACGTGGGTGTGACCGGCCACTAGGATGTGGTCCCGGTGGCCGAAAAGGATTTCCCGCTTCATGCCGTGGGTGTCGCTGAACTGGCTCTTGCCGGGGAAGTCGTGCCGCGCGTGGAGCCTCACTTCCTTGCCGCTCGGCCACCGCAGGGCCAGCCTGGCGCCGTGCGACTGGTGAGCACCGGCCGACACGATGAACCGAAGCAAGTCGCCGCCCTGGTTCCATAGGTCATGGTTGCCGTTGACGACGAACAGGTTCGGCGCGAGGCCGAGCATCCACTCCGTCAACCGCAGCCCGTCGCTGAAGGTCGTGCTCTGGTGCGCGTACAGCCTAGCCAGCCGGCCGACCCAGTTGTTCGTCAGGTCGCCAACGTGCCCGGCGTACATGCCCTTTGTTCGTCCGACGGTGGACAGATCATCCTCCAGCCGTCCGATGTCGCACCCGTCGTCGTCCACGTGCGGATCGCCCACGAGCAGCAAGCCGATAGGGCCCGGGTCGTTCACTTGCACGTCGATGAGCCTTGCCCACTTCTCATGGGCCTGCTGCCGCGCCAGGCCCAGCCGCTTGCGGGCGATGAGTTCCGCCAGCGGCTCATTGGGGTCAGGGGCCGGGGCTACGCTGACGATCTTGTCAACCTGCACCCGCTGCATGCTGGCAGCCTTCAGCCTGCACTGAAGCGTGCCGCGGGGGATGCCGAGTTCCTGCGAGGCCCGGCTGACGTTGCCGCCGTTGCGCTCTAGGGCCGCTTGGGCCTGGGCTATCTTTTCGGCGGTCATCTTGGGGGTCGGCATTACTGGCTCCCTCGATGCTGGCCGCAATAGTCGTCCGCGGCAGACACCACCGGCCACATGCTGAACGCGCCGTCTTCCGCGTCATACAGCACGCTGGGCGGGTACATTCGGCATTCGCCTATGCCGAATGAACCCGCCTCTGGCTTGAAATGCAGACAGTTGCCGCACGTTCGATCACGGGGCGCTGGCCCCTTTTGCTTCGGGGCCATTGGGCTATCGCTCCTTAGTGATTCCGGCGACGTATCGCTGCAGGGCTATAAGTCGCGCTGCGGTGTCGTCAGCATTTGCCGCCACCTCTCGAAGAGCTGACGCACATTCGTTGACCACTCCGACGAGTCGGGCGGCGTCATCAGCTCGGGCGGCGGAGGCGGCACCTTCGGCGGCGTGAAGACCACCGGAGGCGAGGGCGTCGCGCAAGCGGTCAAGCTCAGAGCGAGCGCCGTCAGCGTCAGCACGGACGCGGGCCTTTTGGGTTGCATAGGTCTGCGCTGCCTTTCGTGTGTTCGCTGCCCATTCCTGTTCGACGGCTCGGGCGCGTTGCTCTGCCGCGGCCAGGGCCACGGCTGCGGCTTCCCGGTGCTCGAAGAGTGCGTCCTCGGCCATGTCGAGCCGCCATGTCTGCACGCCGACCGCGACGGCTGACGCCAGCAGCGCGGCGCATAGGGCGCGAGTAATCACGCCTCCCCCGTCGTCGCGGCGGCCGAGCCCCGTGCGAGCTGCACAAACCGCGGCAGATCACGCCCTGGCGGCCAGCGGTAGGCCAGCACCCGCGCCCGGGGGAAGGCGCGCACGTTGACCGCATCGCCCTGGTTGCCGCCGAGCACCAGCAGGTTGCCCGCGGCGTCCTCACCGACGACAAGGCCCACATGCCCGCCGCCCTGGCGCGCGAACACGACGACGCAGCCGTGCGCCGGCCTGTCGATCGGCTGGCCCCAATCGGCCCAGGCGCGAGCGCGCATCCAGTGCCGCGGCAGCGCCACGCCGGCCGATTGCATCCAGGCCGCGACCGCCACGCCGCACCACGGCGTCTCGTCGTCGCGCCACCACGCGCCCAGGTCGGCCAGCATCCGGGCAATGCGCGGGGCCGTGGGAGCGCCGGGGATTTCGCGCAGGCCGATGTCGCCCTTGGCGGCGGCAAGCCAGGCGGGCTCTGCGGGCGCGGTCACGACTGCCGCTCCGGGTGCAGCGCGGGCTGGTCAACGACGCGGCCCAGGATGGCCAGCGCCGCCAGCACGCCGGGCACGGCGTCGGGCGCGATGCCCGCCAGGCCGGCCAGGGCCGCCTGCTGCGCCTCGGGCAGCGCCACCCAGGCCACGATCACGGCGCTGAGTTGCACGCTCAGCATGCGCCACGCGCGGCGCCACTGCGGGATCAAGCTCATGGGTGCGTTGCTCCTGTCTTGATGAATGCCGCCAGCGCCGCCCAGCCGCCCACGAGATAGACGCCCAGGCCAATCAGGCATAGCCACGCAACGCGGCTGAAGAACGCCCGCACGCCGCCGAAGAGCCACCCGCCGGCCTCAGACTGCGCCTGATCCCGCAGCGTGGCCAGGGCGACGGACCACACGCCGGGGTCGCTGGCAGCCGCCACGATGCCGTCGCGTACGGCCGCGCGCAGTGCCTCCTCGTTGGGGCTGCGCCGCTCGACCAGCTCATGAACGTCGCCGACCATCTCGGCCAGGTAGTCGAGCTTTCGTTCGAGAGCCTGGGTCGGGGTGATGTCTGGGGTGATGGGCATGGCGCGTCGCTCAAACATTGGCCCAGGCGCCAAGAAGGCCGAGAAGCATGTCCATGGTATTAGAACGTCCTGCTGTAACTGACGCGAATGCTTTCGCGCCTCAAGTCAACAACAAACCCGCCAAATTGCGCACCAATGGCGGCCCCGACCGCGGTAACCGCGAAGTCTTGGAGGCTGCACGTACCGCGACCCGTAGAGTCGACTACCTCTTTCAGAGCGCCGACGCCAGCGCCCAAAGCAACGCCTTGCCAGCGGCTGCCTGTATAAAGCGTTCCCGCCGCGCCGATAACGGCACCGATGCCCAGATGCTGGGTCTTGTCGGAGCCGGTCCAAGCGTCGCGTGCCGTGCATTTGGCGTGCGCCGGGGCGGCGGCTAGCAGGAAGACCAGGAGTAGTGTACGGATCATGTTAGGGTGATGTTAGCGGTGCGAGTGACGCCATCCGTGCCGCGGAAGCTGATGCGGACGTTGGTGTTGCTGGTGGGCGTGATGTTGAGCTGGCCGTTGACAGTGAGCGTCGGCGGGGTGGTGCTGCCGGGGGTGTTGATCTGGTGGCCGGTGGAGTCGATCCGCATGCGTTCAACAAAACCGACCGCCCCGAATGCGGTTTGAGTGGCAAACCGCAGCGCACTCGCAGACCCCCACATGATCGCGGGGTCGTTGCCTGTCGACTGCCAAAGACCAAGACCCTCCGCCAGCGTACCTATCTGGAACGCCTGGGTGTTTACTCCGCCGTTGGGATTGATGTGCAGACGAACATTGCTGTTTGCTGTCCCGTTTATCCCCACATTCCCGCTTGCGTCGATGCGCATGCGTTCGGCGGAGTTTGTCTCGATGGAAAGAGACGTTCCGCGAGATGCGATGTTTGGCCGGTTTGTGCCAGTGCCGGGGTCTTCAAACTCAATACCAGCCGTAGAGCCTGCGGTTGTTTGTACGCGCAACGGATAGGCCAAAGCAGCCGATCTGATGTGCAAAGAAGTGCCCGGCGAAGCCGTCCCAATCCCCACATTCCCGCTTGCGTCGATGCGCATGCGTTCGGTGTTGTTCGTGAGAAACGCCAACGGGTTGTTGAAGTCGTTGCCGACGCTGGTCAGGTTCGCCGCGAACTGGACGCGGAAGCCTGTGTTCACGCCGTTATCGGCAGCAAAGGCGGAATCGGTCTGCGCAGCGGTGCGCACCGTCAAGCTGGTGTTAGCCGAAGGGGCGACGCCGATTCCGACTAACCCACTCGCATTCCGCACAAAGTCCGCCGAGCTAGACCACGCGCCGCTCGCATCGAAAAACGGAATCCGAAACGCCCCGCTGTTGGCAAAGCCAGAGCCCGCGCGCAGTTGCGCGATGAAGGCCCCGTATGCCCGCAGATAGTCGTCGAACGTGGACGGGTTCTCGCCCCCGCCAGGCTGGCCGCCGTTGGGCGAAGGGCCGGTGCCGATGATCGGGGACAGGTCGGAGATGACGGCGGGGATGGGCATGGGTTAACCTCGGGGGATGGAATACACCGACTGGATGATCTGGAAGCTCATCGCGATGGGCGTCGCTGCTTTCGTGTGGGGCGTCTGGCGCGGTTTCAACGGTCTGCCGCTAGGACTGGCGCCCCACGAACGGCAAGCTGGGACAGGAACGGATCACCAAGCACCCCCAGCACACCCGACTGGCTCTGCTGCATCCGCGCCAGGGCGTCGGCAGCCGCCTGCGGGTTGACCAGCAGCGCCGCCAAATCCTCGCTGACTCGGCCCTGCCCGTACCCGCGAAGGGCCGACAGACCAAGGCCACCAAACGGCAGGCGGTTGGCGAGAACGTCGATCACGTTGGAATCGAGCAGGCCCAGCTTGGTGGCGTTGGCCGCGTTCATGTAGGTGGGCGATCCGCGAGCAGCGCCCGCAGCGTTTGCCACGTCGCCACGCTTGATGTCCGCCGCCAGCCGGCGAAGCGTGCGCACCTGGTCGGGCTCGAATGCCTGCTGCAGCCCCGGAAGCCGCTGATCTACCCACTTGACGAACTTGTTCGACAGGTTGCCGCCCGCGGTTTGCGTGCTGGCGCCTTCGGTCGTGATCAGCTCGCGGAACTGCCCGAGAAGTTTCGGGTTGTCATCCACCAGCCGGCGGAACGACTTCACATCGTCGGCAATGCCCGGGCGGTTGCCCCAGAACTTGGCCGCCACTTCCCCGCCCTTGAGCAAAGGCTGACCGTCCCGCCCAAGCCGCGCCATGTCGGCCTGAGGCCCCGTGAGAAAGCGCTCCACCTCTTTCAGCTTGAGCCGGCGAGCCTCATCCAGCGCATCAGCCCAGGCAATCGGCAACACTTCGTCAACGGCACCATCACCGCGCACGACCTCGTTGATGCGGTCGTCCATCGACTTCTTCATCTCGGCCAATGCCCGCGCCTCAGTCGCTCGGCCCGGCTCGCGTGCTGCCTCGCGCTGAAGGTTGCCGATGCTCTTGCGCAGGTTGTCGAACTCGCGCAGCGTCACCTTCTTGGGCGCAGCAGCGCCAGCACCAGCAAACTCACCCGCCCGGTCGGCCTGCTCCATAAGCTGCCGCTGCCACACCGCCGCCATATCGTCGGCCATCGAAAACGCCGGGTTGCCACGCGCCTCGTTCTGCAGCGCGTCTAGCAAATCGTCGATGGTCGGGTTGCCGATGTAGCCGCGTTCGAACGCCGCCATCGCAGCTGTATCGGGGTCCATGCCACCGGTCCGGCGAACGATCCCCTTTAGGCTTTGGCCCAGAGCCTTCAACTCGCCAGCTCGGCCGCCGTTGCGTTCCATCGAAAGCCCGCCCATCCGGCGCACCGCCTGCCCCAAGGTGGGGGGCAGTGCCGCTTTGGGCGCCATGTTGACGGCCGGCGCGGCAACCTGCCCAATGCGCTGCGCCTCGCTCACGATGGCATCAACACCCTGCCGGCCGCCAACCACGCCGGGGCCGAAGAACTCATCACGGATCGGCGCCAGCTCGGGCAGATAGAAGGCCGCTTCGTCCTGCGGCACTGCCTGATAGGCTCGCCCGGTTGCCGATTTCGCCGCCTTTCTCTCTGCCCCGTAGTACCGCGACACAGCCTCGCCTAAATCCTCCTGCGCAGACCGGAAGCCGCGCGCATCGACCGGCGCAATACCCTCCAGCGCCGCCATGCGGGCCGCAGACTGTGCCGCGTACCGATCCCGCAGCACTTCGCCGCCCGGCGTCTCAGACACGATGCGCTCCAGCGTGCTCGCGCGAGGGGTGCGCAGCACTTGCGCAACCGTCGGCTCTGAGCCCGGCACCAGGGTTTGCGGGCGGGCCAGCGCAGCCACTGCCGCGTCGTCGCCGAGCGCTTCCTGAAGCCGCCGCGCTGCTTTCACTTCACGCGGCTGGAATGCCTGCCCGACAGCGCGCCCAGCCGTGCCGAGCCCCATCAACACCGGGGGCAGCGCTGCGCCGATGGCTGCGCCAGTGCCAGCGTCGTCGGGGTTCACCATGCCAGCCGCAAGGCCGCCACCGATGGCACCGCCACCCATGCGCAGGCCCATGTCGCCGGCCCGCGCCACTGCGCCGACAGGGGCCGCGCCCGTGCTCATGCCGCCCGTGCGGATGGCCTGGCCGAGCCGCGGCAGGAGCGGAGCCACAGCGCCACCCAGCGCCGTGACTGCGGGAGCGGTTGCCAGCACGTTGCCGCCGATGCGAGCAACGGAGGACAACAAGCGCGGAGGTGCTACAAGCGACTCTTGAGCCGCCTCAAACTTATCCTTGCCAGCCTTGTTCATCGCGCGAACTCGCGCCACTTCTTCGGGGCCACCAAGACGCGCCGCGAACTCTAAGCCCGTGTCGACAATGTCCATGACGCCGCGCGCCACAGCGCCCGGTGGCGAAGTCAGCACGAAGTTGCGCAGGTTGCGTGCTGTGTAGCCGGTTTCAGGCTTGCCGGCCATGTTCCGCTTGATCGCCGCCGCGATCTGGTCGTCGCTCATGTCGGCCGGGAACTCAACGATTCCCATGCCGGGAACTTCGATGCGCTTCGTGCTCATTCGATCTTCCCGGTGGCGGGGTTGTAGCGACGAACGCCGCCAGTGCCACCAGCAGCCGCGGGCGGCATTGGCGTGCCGTTGATGTCGGCGTACTTGCGCTGTAGCCGATCAACCTCCTCAAGTGCCGCCATTCGCTCAGCAATGGGAACCGTGCGGTCTCCAATCTTGCCGGCCATCGTGGTGTAGTTCTGCAAGTCGATGTTCGACTGCGGGCCTTCCATCCGAGGCACGTTCGCCACAAGCCAGCCTGACATCGCCTCTAGGCGCGCCGCATCTTGCGCGTTGACCGTGGACACGCCAACAACCCGGCCGACTGCATCGCGAATGTTTCCGATGCCGCTTTCAGTCGCGCGTCCAGCTTGCAGAATCCGGCGCGCATCGCCCATCACCGACATCATTTGCCGGCCCTGGCGCTCGCGCGTGGACTTCTCGCCGGCCGAGCGCTCTTCTGCCGCCGACAAGGGCGGGCGAACACCAGGAATCACCGCAGGCTCAAGCCCGCTTTTCGTCGTGCGAATAAACACGCGGTTGCCCTGCGCGTCCAGCGCCTCGACCGGGGTTGAATAGTTGACCGAAGTCTGTGACGCCCCCGCCGCCGCCTTCTCCTTCACCCACTGCTCATAGGTGCCGCCGTAGCCCTGCTGCTTGGCGAATTGGTACTCAGCGACAGACGAAGGCGGGGCGGCCGGCTTCGGCGTGGCCCTGTACGCCTCGCTCACGCCCTGCGGCCCCACTTGCACCAGCGCATCGCCCACCACCTTGAACTCCGGCGCCCGCTGCGCCGGGAAGGCCGCGCCCAGGTACTCCGTCGGCGAGACAGCGCCCGCCCGCAAGCCCCCGTGCAGCGCCTGCAGCCGCGGGTCAACCGCCGGCATGCGCTGCGCGTTCGCCACGGTAGGCCCGCCACCGCCGGCCAGCGCCTGCTGGCTTGCCAGCATCTCGGGCGACGGCAGCGTCTGCGTCCAGGCCCGAATCGCGGCCTGCCGCTCCTGCTCCTGCCGCACCCGCTGAAGCTCCATCTCGCGCGCCTGGCGCTGCTGCTGATTGCGCTGCGCGCCTTCGTAGGCTTGCATGGCGCCCATGCCCGCCTCCCCCAGCGCCTGGCTGAATCGCGGCTGACGGCTGGCCAGTAGCTGCAGGCCCAGCGTCAGCAGGCCCTGCGTGCGCGGGTCGTCATAGTTGCTGCCGAGTGCGCCCAGAATGCCCTGCATGTCAACCTCCTCGGCCGAGGAAACGGCCGGCGCCCATTGATAGGCCGCCCGTGTTGGGCAGCGTGTAGTCGATCACCGGCTGGCGCGGCTGCGGCCGGCCTACGCGCTGGCCACCGCCCATCGTCAGGCCGCTGCTCCATGCTTGCGGCGGGCCGTAGGTCGGCGGGGTGCCGCTGCCGCCACCGCTGCCTCCGCCGCCTTCAGCGCCGCCCATAACGCCGCCGAGCACGGTGACCAAGGCTCTGGCCTGCTGTGGGTTCTGGCGAATCCAATCCTGAACCCCGGACGCGCCGCCGCGCAAACTGTCCAGAAAGCCCGGGGCGGTATCGTTGGGCACGCCCATGTTTGACAGGGTGTCCTGCCCATAGCCACTGCCGGGCCCGTAGGGGTCTGGCGGCGATGCGGTCGGCGCGTCCACCGGGGTAGCGCTTTGCTGCGGCGCGGCCTCGGGCAGCGTACCGAGCGCGGCGTTTTCAAAAGTCACGCCGCCAGCAAACTCACCGAGGGAAACAGGCCCGTATCCAACCGCGCCGGATGCAACGTCCAACATCGACGGCAACCCACCGCTCGGCGTTGCGCCTTGCACGAGCCCCTGGTACGAGGTTGGGTCGTTAAAGCCGCCGCCGGCAAGTCCGCCGCCGCTGATATCGCCACCCCCTGACGGCCCGGTGCTGACAGACGGGTTCGACCCCTGCATGTAGCCTCTGGCCCCGCCGATCAAAGCGCCAGTCAACGCCCCGCGGGCGATGTCCTCGCCGCTACCCTCTGCCTGAGTTGCGCCGCCCAGAAGCGCACCGCTGGCCGCCCCACCGGCCGCGCCGCCACCAAACGCACTCGCCAGACCAGCTCCACCGCCCGCGACAGATGCAATCGCGGCAGCGCGCGAGGTTGCCCGCGCGTTGTCGTAGATGTCGGCTTCGCTGTTGCGCAGCACTTCGCGGTTGAGTCGGCTGAACACGTCGCCGCCATCGAGGCCGATGCTGCGGAGTCCCTGCGCGATGTCGTTGATCGCCAGCGCCGCCGACGAGCCGGGGCCGTTGCTCAAGCCCGCAGCGATGCGCGGGCTGACGCCAAGGTCGAGAAGGATGTCTTCGACCTTGGCACTGAGGCCGCTGCCCCGCTGGCGTGTCTGCGCCTGCATGGGGTCGTTCGCCAGCGTCCATTGACCCGTTGCCGGGTCTTGCGTGTACGCGGCGATCATCGTGTCGTACTTGTGCCGCCCGGGCTGCTGCATCACGACATGCAGGCTGCCGTCGGCTTGCGGCACGATGGCGTTGTACTTGGACTGAAACCCCGCAGGCTTGAGCGTGTCGAAGTCAAACGTCCAGCCCGCCGGAGTGCCGCCGATGCCGCCGGCCTCGGAATCAAAGCTGGTGGGTGCCACTTCCTCTTGCCAGCGGAAATTGAGATTCCGAATCGCCGCATACGGATCAACCGGCGCCCCCACAGGCCCCGGCTGCTGGACGGCAGGCGCCGCCGCTGCAGGCACCGCCGCCGCTGCGGGCCGCGCCTGTTGCGCCGCCAGCATTTGCATCAGCGATGACGCCCGCCCCGGGCTGCCATCTTCCCGATGCCATGACCGACCCAGGCTGCCGCCCAACTGCATGACCATGTCAGTTGCCCCCCATCAGCAGCGCCCAAAGCTGCGCCGCCGTCAACGCGCCGCCGACGACTTGCGATGTCCTCGACGGGTCGGGCGAATTCGTCGTCGTCGTGCTGCCCGGGTTCACGCCGCGCAGCGCGTTGCCCATCACGTCGAGCTGGCGGAGCGGATAGTCGCGCTCCTCGCTAAACCGGCTGTACTCGTCGTCGAGCAGCCGCTGCTCCTGCATCTGCGCGGCGGCACCGGCACGGCCCAGGCGGTCGATGTCGGCGTAGTCGGCCTGCGCCATGTCCGGCGCCATGCCCAGGGCCTGCAGCACGCGGTTTCGGCCCGAGTTCGTCATCGCGTCCTGGCGTGACGCGAAGCTCTCACCAAGCTGCCGGCGCTGCGAAAGGTCGGCCAGCCGCATGTCGGTGGACACGCGGCCCAGGTTGCGCTGCAGGGTGTCGGCCCCGAAGCCCGCAGCCTGCGCCACGTTGGCATTGCCGAAGCTGCCCGAGCGCGACATGGCCGTGTCGAAGGCCGGGGCCTGCACGGTGTTCCAGGCGCGCACCATGTCGCCCTGCGCGTCGCCGATGCTCTGCGTCAGGTACGGGTTGCCCTCGCCCAGGTACGGATTCGCCGTCGCGCCGGGCTGCTGCCCCTCGAACTGCTGCTGCAGGGCCTGCTGCGCCGCCGGGAGTAGCGGGTTGCCCTGCGTCGCGCGGGTGGCCTGCGCCTGAAGGCTCTGCTGCTGCCACGGATTGAAGCCCGCCACGCGGTCGCCGCTGTAGCCCTGATACGCGCGGTCGGCGGTTTGCTGAGCGCGCTGCAGGTAGCCGGCGGCGTAGGGTTGCGCCCAATCGGGCATCGTGGTCGATGAAGTGGTCTGTGCCATGTCAAGTCCCTGTCAGGGTTCGCATCTCGCGCCAGGTGCCCGGCGAGCCGCCGGCCACGCAAATCCAGCCGATGAGCACGTAGCGCGAGCCAGCCGCGCCCAACTCGGTCGGGTTGCTGTTGCGCACTTGGTCGCCCTGCTGCCACCGCCCGGTTGTCGGGGCGGCTGTAGCGGCGTCGTCAATGCCCACGAATTGACCAGCGGCCAACTGGTTGACCTTGATCGCCGTGTCGCGCAGCAGCGGCATCAACGCCCGCTGCAGATCGGTGTCGTACGCGCTTTCAGGCGTGGCCGGCAGAAGCGGTGTCTCTTTGAGCTTCATCGCCGCCCCGATGCCTTGGCCTGGATGCCCAGGCCCGTGAACACGCACGGCCCCGTCATCGTGAACGTGAGCCGGTGCCAGCGGGCCGACTGCCGCAAGTGGAACGCACCATCGAACAGGGGCGACGATCCGCCAGCCACTGCGGGGCCGCCCGTGTTGCTGTACGTCTGCCCCGTCACGCTGGCCGAGGTCGGCTGCTGCACGAAGCGGATGCGCGCCTCGCTCAGGTAGCTGGCCGCCTGGTCGTCGCCCAGGTCGCCCGTGGTGAAGCTGCAGCCCGTGCTTCCACCCGTGTAGGTGCGCAGTTGGTTTGCACCATCGAACACCGCCAGCGCCCGGCCGCCCTGCAGCCAGAATTGCGAGTCGAACGGGATGTTCGGCAGCGTGTCCATCGTCGCCGCCACGGTGTTCAGCGTGTCATAGGTCAGGCCAGGCTGGATGAAGTCCAGAGCCGCCTGGATGGTGCGGTCCGCCCGGCCCCAGCGGCGGGTGCCCATATGCACCACCAGCGTGGTGTCGGGCGTGCCGTCAGTCGTTGACGTGCCCGGGAAGAAGATCCAGACGCGGTTGTTCTGGCGCTCATACCGCACGACGGTGCGGAAGCGGAAGGCCGGCGACGAGTTGTCGAAGAAGAACTGCCGAATCTCGTCCTGACCGAAAGGCTGCGCGCGCACGCCGTCGTAGATCCAGATGTTGTCCTCGCCCACGAACACGTGCAGTCCGTTGGCATCGCACACAGCCTCAGGCCCGACGACTCCCTGCTCCCCAGGCACGGGCTCCCACTGCCACACGGCCTCGCCGCCGACGTAGGTGCCCAGGAACATGGCCTTCGCCTTGTAGGCCACCGCCTGCTTGCCCAGCGCCAGCCCGGCCAGCAGATCGCCGCCGCCCTGCACCAGACGGCCGCTGTTGGCCTGAGTCGTGATGCTCGGCGCCCACGTGGCGTGGTTGAAGATGCCGGAGCACCACCACCGATCCCCCTGGTCGCCAAACGTGCCATCGCTAGTGTTCAGGGCCATCACGAAGTCGCCCACGCTGAACACCACCCGGGCGATGGGGGCGCCTGCGATGTCGGCGAACGCTCCGCTACCGTTGCTGGCCTGGATGACTTGCGAGTCGTTGGCCGCGATGCTGACGTTGCCAAACTGCGTCAGGCTCCAGCGGCTGTCGGCGCCACCCGTGTACGCACCACCGCGGGACACATCCACCCAGGATGACCCCGATAGCTCATACATCCGGGCCGCAGTGCCCGCGAAGATGCGCCTCGTGCCGTTGATGAGGCCCACCACCGCACCACCCCGGCATTGGGCGATCAGCGCACCCACCCCAGACGGCGCGACGGCAGACGGCGCACCCGCGAAGCCGTCCTCCGTGGGCACCATGTTCGCGCAGGCCGTCATCACGCCCGGCGTCGTGGGCGGCATGTCAGGCGCCAGCCCGATGAGCCGCACCATCTCCATCAGAGTCGCACCCCGGGGTCACTGGCGATGGCCAGCGGGCCGCTGAAGCGCGCGGCGTCGTCGGCGTTGCGCGCGGCTTCCATGGCGTCGGCCCACAGCGGGGTCGCCGTGGCCAGCAGCTCAGAGTCGCGCAGCCACGCGGCGGCCTCCATCACCATCGCCCACAGGTACACGGCGGGCAGGGTGTCGAGCACGACGTTCGTGCTGGCATCGGCAACCGGCGTCACCGGCCGCGCGTAGTACAGCAGTTCAGCCGTGATGGGGCTGGACGCCCCGACGACAATGCGACCACCGCGGACGGTGTAGTACATCACCTGGCCGGCAGCGCCTTCGAGCGGGGAGAGCCAGTCCGACACCCGGAACTCCAGCGGCACCTTGCGGCCGTTGCGCATCACGCTCACGCGCTCGATGCTCAGCAGGTTCGTCGGCAGGGCAGCGTCGAGCGGCTGCGCGGCCACCGTGGTGAGCATGCCCGACAGCCGAAGCCCCGGGATGCGGTTGGTGCCGGCGTAGATGCGCTGCTCGGCCAGCTCCAGCCACGTCGTCATGAGCGACGAAGCCGGGGTCACGTCGCCCCGGTTGACGTAGTCCGCGACGGCGGTTTTGAGCTGACCGAAGTTCATCGCTTACGACCGCGAGATGATGAGCACGATGCCATCACCGCCACGGCCACCGGCCCCGCTGTTGCCGATAGTGTCTTGAGCAGCGCCACCGCCGCCACCGCCGGCACCACGGCCACCAGCGCCACCGGCCCCCGCGTTGCCAGTGACGGACGAACCACCACCGCCGCCACCAGTGCCGGGCAGGCCGGACGTACCGCCGAATTCCAGGCCGGCACCACCATTGCCGCCGCCGAGCGTGCCAGCCGTGCCGCCGGTGGCGTTGTTGCCGTTCGCCAGGCCGCCAGCGCTGCCCGCAAAGGCTGCGTTTGCCACCGAGGTGCCACCGCCACCGCCGCCACCTGTCGGCGTTGTTGCGGTACCCGCCGTCGCCGCAGCACCCGCAGCACCCGCGCCCCCCACAGCGCCAGCCGGACCAATGAAAGCGCCACGAGTAGCAGCAGCGCCAGCAGTCCCGCCAGCCGTGGTGCCACCACCGCCACCACCGCCGCCGTTTGCGACCAGCAAAGTGCCGAATGACGAGCTACCGCCCGCAGCCCCGGCGTTACCGTCGGTGCTGGTGGCCGTCACCGCAACGCCACCAGCGCCACCAGCGCCGACAGTCACGGTTACCGGCGACGTCACCAACTGAGCGGGGACCGTGGCGAACGACCGAGCACCAGCGCCACCACCGCCACCGCCACCGGAAATGGCCGCTAGTGCGGTCTTCCGGCCGGAGCCACCACCGCCGCCAGCACCCATGACGATCACTTCGTACTCGCTCGCCCAATCGTTGCGCCGCCAGCTAAACGTGCCCGGCGTGTCGAACATATCGATCCGCGGGATGCCGCTGAAGATCGGCGACAGCTCGTAGTACAGATCGCGGCCGATGGCGACGATGTTCAGCGTGGTCCCGGGGCCTACTTGTCGATTGAAGTTCGACGCCGGGCCTTCGTAGATTGGCGTCCCGGTCGGCGCTTCGACGCGCACGTTGCCAGGGCCTTGAATGACAACGAATTTCGGGGTGACGATGGATTCGACGGCCGAGCCGCCTGCAAGGATGACTGGCATGTCAGGAGTCCTCCAGCGGGGTGATGTTGACGAGCGACGCCACGCCGTTGTCGATGGCTGACCAGTGCGTGCGCGTGCCGACGCTCAAAATTTCGGGCGCGTTGGGCTTGATGAGCATGTCGGTCGTCACCGCCGCCACGGCAGCCACACCCAGGCGGATGAATATCGGCTGCGTCACGGCCACGCGCACAAAGCGCGGGCGGGTGCCTGCAGAGGTGTTCGGCAGCAGCGC